TGAAACAGACCGAATCAAGTATACTCAACCAGCTTGTGAAAGAACTTACACACCTGATTGGAAGATTAAACCTGGAGTCTACATTGAAACAAAAGGAAGATTCACCGGAGCTGATCGTAAAAAGATGTTATGGCTGCGGGAAAGTAATCCAGACATCACAGTGTACATGCTCTTTATGCGGTCAGATGTTACTCTCAGTAAGTCAAGCAAAACAACTTATAAACAGTGGTGTGAAAAAAATAATATCATCTGTGCAGATGTTAAAGAAATGGAGGTGTGGAAGAAATGGTTCGACAATGTACCCTCTGTAAAGAAGTCAAAGAAAAGATAGAGTTTACACAAGTCAAAACAAAGAAAGGAACTCCGTCTCTACAAAGTTGGTGTAAATCTTGTAAAAGGGAAGTCAACCGACTGGCCATGGCTAAAAAATATACCGACCCTATCTATAAGGAGCAACTAACCTTACATAGAAAAGAGGTAGGATATACAGCAAAGGAGTACTGGGTACAACGTTTTGGAGGAGTTTGCCATGATTGTAAACAAGTTTATCCTAGTTACGTCTATGACTTTCACCATATAAACGGCGATAAAGAAGAGTCTCCTTCTCATCTTATTAGAAATAAAGGAATAGACAATGCAGCAGTTTTAGAAGAGCTTAACAAATGTATTCTCTTATGTGCTAACTGCCACAGAATACGGCATCATGGGCCGACATCCGAGACACAAGAAAGTGGAAAGGGTGGTTTAAAGAATGAGTCACAATGAAATTACTGGAGATAAGTTAATCTCCAAACCCAGTAATAAAACCTATGAAGAGAACTGGGACAAGATCTTTAAGAAGAAACCCTCTTGTTTGGATTCAGCTTATGAAAGAAAGGCTATGGAAGAAGGTATGTGTTCAGAGCCCGTATTTAAAGAGAATAAGGTTGGCCGTTGCATCATCCACGATAATGAAAAGGTAGAGAATGACTGAGAAAATATTTGTTCTTCCCGATTGCCAAGTTCGACCAGGGAATAATATTGATCATCTAATTGCAGCTGGCCGTTACATTGTCGAGAAGAAACCTGAGGTGGTGGTTTGTCTAGGTGACTTCGCAGACATGCCATCTCTAAGCTCGTATGACGTTGGTAAGAAGAGCTTTGAGGGTCGTAGATACATGGATGATATTAATGCAGCTAAAGAGGCCATGCAAGCCTTCCTTGCACCAATCCGAGAGGAACAAGCCCGTCTTATCCGTAATAAGGAGAAGCGTTGGAACCCTCGTTTGGTACTTACCCTTGGTAATCATGAGGCTCGTATTACAAGAGCTGTTAATGAAGATCGCAAGCTGGAAGGCCTTATTAAAATAGAGGATCTTGGATATGAAGAAGCTGGTTGGGAAGTGTATCCATTTCTTGAGCCTGTGGCTATTGATGGTGTGGTTTTCTGTCACTATTTTACTAGTGGGGTTATGGGTCGTCCTGTCACTTCCGCTTCTGCTCTTATATCAAAGAAGCATCAGTCATGTATTGCAGGACACCAACAAGGTAGGCAAGTTGCCTATGGCTCTAAGGCCGATGGTTCGACGATTACGTCAATGATTATTGGTTCTTTCTACAGTCATGATGAAGACTATCTTGGACACCAAGGCAACAAACATTATCGTGGGGCTGTTATGCTTCATGAAGTTAAAGATGGTTCCTTTGATGAGATGTTTCTGTCATTGGATTATTTGAAAGGAAAGTATGTCTGATATTTATGTATTAGTAGATCGAGATTATGATGCACATCAGTTTGCAATAGACTACCTGAACAGCACTAAGTTTAATATGGATCAACAAGCAAATTGGGATGAAGAGCGTATAGATATTATAGGACAGAATGGGAATGAGGGTTGCCATTACCAACAATCTGTTGAGTATTATCCACCTGGTCAGTATATTAAATATGACTCAAAACCAACTGAGAAAGACTTTCTTAATAAGTTGATTAATGATCATTGGAAATACATTGAAGGTGTTTTGGATAAAGCTGGTACCTATGAGTCTCAACTTAAAGAGATTGAATACCATTATAAAACAGCCTTTGCCCACGGCTGGAAACACCACGCGGAATATGTAGATGCCAATCACGCTTGAAGAATTAAAAGAAAAGATGAAACGATGGGATGAACTAGACATCTTGGAAAGTCTAGACATTACCACAGAAGAATTAATTGATACCTTTTCAGATACTATTGAAGAGAAGTATGATCAATTAGTCAAACAAGAACAAGAAGAAGAGGATGAAGAACTTGAACAATACATCAAAGAATGGGAGTAAAGACGAACCTATCCCAGGACTTCGAGATTTCTTTGCTAGCTCTGCCTTATCTTGCCTAGCCGCAGATCAATACACAGGTTATGCAGATCCAGAAGAACTAGCTAAATACTGTTACAAAGTATCTGATGCTATGTTAAAAGAAAGGAATAAACTACGTGCTCAATAGTTATCAAAGCGTAATAGCAACCAGTCGTTACGCTAGGTACATTCCAGAACTGCATCGACGAGAGACTTGGGAAGAAACAGTACAACGTCTTATGAACTTTATAACTCCTAAGTTTCCAGAAGACTTGCAAGATAAAGCTAAAGAACTGCAAGAAGCTATTCTTAACCTTGAAGTTATGCCTAGTATGAGGTTGTTGATGACAGCAGGAGAAGCTGCTGAACGAGACAACATAGCTTTGTATAACTGTTCATACCTAGCAGTAAATAATAAGAGGGCTTTCAGTGAGGCTCTTTACATTCTTATGAATGGTACAGGGGTTGGGTTCTCATGTGAACGTCAAGAGATCGCCAATCTTCCAGTGGTTCCAGATAACTTCAAGGAGGTAGATGATGTCATCGTTGTTGCAGACAGTAAACTCGGTTGGGCAAAAGCCTTCAAGAAGTTACTCTCCTCCCTCTGGGAAGGAGACATACCGAGGGTGGATTACTCCAAAGTTCGACCAGCGGGAGCCCGCCTTAAAACGTTTGGAGGTAGGGCTTCTGGCCCAGGACCACTCAAGAACCTCTTTGAGTATGTAGTAGATACATTTAAGGAAGCTCATGGCCGAAAACTCAATAGCCTCGAAGTACATGACATCATGTGTAAGATCGGGGAAATCGTAGTTGTTGGGGGTGTTCGCAGGTCAGCCCTTATCAGTCTCAGCAATCTTACAGACAGGCGTATGCAAGAAGCTAAGATGGGTGCTTGGTGGGAAGATAATTCCCAACGAGCCTTGGCAAACAACAGTATAGCATATACGGAGACACCAGATGCTACAGCTTTCATGGAAGAATGGCTCGCCCTCATTAAGAGTAAGTCAGGCGAACGTGGTATCTTTAGTCGAGTGGCTAGTCAGAAACAAGCTGCCCGTTGGGCACGCCGTGATCCAACAGCTCAATATGGAACTAACCCCTGTAGTGAGATTATTCTTAGAGATAAACAGTTCTGTAACCTCAGCGAAGTGTGTGTCCGAAGTGGAGACTCTTTTGAAGACCTTAAAAGAAAAATCGAACTTGCCACAATCCTCGGTACCATCCAATCAACTTTCACTAACTTTGGATTCTTAGGAGAAGACTGGAAGAAGAACACAGAAGAGGAACGTCTCTTGGGTGTAAGTCTTACTGGTATTATGGATCATAGTATTCTTAATGGCTCTAACTTATCAGATACGGGTGAACCTGAAGGATTTGATTGTGTTGGAAATGAACGCCTGCCTTGGGCTTTAGAGGAGTTACGAGATCATGCTAGATCTGTTAACGAGCTTTGGGCATCTCATCTTAACATCCCAGCTAGTGCAGCTATTACCTGTGTCAAGCCTAGTGGGACTGTTAGCCAGCTTTGCGATACTGCCAGTGGTATCCATCCTAGGTATAGCCAGTACTACATAAGGACTATTAGACAAGATAAGAAAGATCCGTTAACGAGGTTTCTACGTGAAAAAGGCATCCCCTACGAAGATTGTGTACATAAGCCAGAGTCCACTGGAATCTTTAGTTTTCCAATTGCAGCCCCAGTTGGCTGCGTTACTAGAGACGATAGATCTGCAATTGAACAGCTTAGATTATGGCTCATCTATCAGCGACACTGGTGTGAACATAAGCCTAGTATTACAGTGTACGTTAGAGAATCCGAATGGATGGCTGTCGGGGCCTGGGTATACGAACACTTTGACGAGGTAAGTGGTATTAGTTTCTTACCACACTCAGACCATACCTATCAACAAGCTCCTTATCAGGAGATAACAAAGGAACAGTACGATGTTTTGGTTAGTAATATGCCTAGTAGTATTGATTTCAGTAGGTTCATTGAAGAAGAAGATAACACAATCTCGTCCCAAACGTTAGCATGTGTTTCTGGCCAATGTGATATCGTCTAATGGGTTCTCATATAGTTATAGACATCACAAATAAAACCTTCCACAACTGGACAGTACTTAAGTATTCTCACAAGCATCCTACATCAGGGAATGCTTACTGGGAATGTAGATGTTCCTGTGGAAGGGTATCTTTAGTTGAAGGATCACGACTAAGGTTAGGAAAAACAAAACAATGTAAATCTTGTCATGGTAGACAACAGATGAGATCTATCAAGTATAAACAAAACTCAGGTAATGATTTATACATGATTAGATGTGGTCCTTATGTTAAAATAGGAGTAACTGATAACATACAAGTTAGACTAATCTCTTTGCAATCGGCAAACCCCTATCCAATTAAACTAGTTGGCTTTTGGAAAGATGAGGGTTGGAGAGAGGAAAGCTGGCACCTAGCTTTACAACATTGTCATCAGACAGGAGAGTGGTTTAAATTAGGCGGTTCTTGTGAAATCTGAGTGTATTAAACAATGTAAGTTAGATCCAACAAGAACATTTTGTTTAGGTTGTAAAAGAACAATGAAGGAAATACGAAAGAAAGGAGGGGATCTTTGACAGTTATCTTGGAGTTTATTACAGGTATTAGTATTGGTATTGAGTACTTTGAAGAGGAAGATGCTTGGATTGTTTCATTATTTCTAGGTAGAATTATCTTCTTACCAGACAGTATCTAAACGAAAAAGCCCTAGAGAAAATCCTAGGGCTTCTTTGGTTTACATATTACTTATAGTTATTTTAATAGGTTCTTTCTTGGTCTTAGCTACTTGAAGTTTATCAAAGAGCAACCCAAAGGCTAATCTACTTTGGGAGATAAGATCACCACCTTTCCATTGTTGGCCCACAAGAATACATCCTTCCGTATCAAGATCTGTATTACCAGAATGGATTCTAATCCCCTCAAATCCAGGTACTGCTTTTAATTCTGGAAGAGGTTTCTTAAAACGTTCACTAACAGTAATATCCACCTCATAAGTTCCACAAGGTATTGCTGTCTCTCCGAACTTCTTAACACCTTCAGGTCTTACTTTATCCTCCAAAGTAAAGCATTCATAGACCCCATCTACAAACAACTTACCAATAGTAAAGTTAGTTCCAAGTTCAATTCGTTTCAGTTCTAATAACATAGCCTTATATAATATTCCATGTTGTTGAGGTTGAGTCGTACTGCACAGTATAACCAGCATACTGAGCTGTTATAACTTTAGTAGCTGCACCATCTATATTATGTCCATTACCATCTAAAGTAAGAGCATTGGCTACAGTAGTATCTATCTTCTTAATAATAAAAACCTGTCCATGTACAGGAGCAGCTGGAAGAAATACAGAGAAAGCTGCTGAAGTTGTATCACCTCTAATAGTATAGTCTGTTCCTGTAAAAGTATAGGTTGTGGTCTTGGTAGCTATAGGAAAGACCCCTGTTACAGGGCCTCCAGATATATCCGTATAGGGTATGTTAGCAGAAGCAGAGATCGTCGATCCTAGCCCCTTCATATAGCCTGTAATAGAGCTCACACCAGTACCACCCTGAGTTACTGTCCAAGGACTACCCCCTACCTGAGCTATTTGAATATACCTACCAAGATTAAATAACCATTCCCTCCAGACATGAGACTCTCCTATCTGGTCATTGGGAATTGGTGGTAAAAGATTAGCCATTACTTATTCCTTTTCTCTTCAATCTTCTTTTTCTTAGCTTCCAGTCTACCCTTGGCTTGAGATTCCTTTAGCTTCTTCTTATCTACACCATATATAGGCATACCAAGAGTACTAAGAGCAGCTCGTTTAAGCCCCTCTCCCTCTGGAGCCTGCACAGTAGAACTGACAGCAAAAGGCATACCAAGAAGACCAACAGCTTCTGCACGACCCAGCAGAGAAGTATCCTTTAGCTTAGGAGCATCAGGACTAGGATAAGCTACACCAGTAGTACTGACGAACAAAGCTTTAGGCCAGAAACCTAACTTGTTACCAAGGGTTTTATCTGGGTGCATCAACCAGTGAGCAGCCTCCATAGAGTGTTTAGCTGCTTGCATAGAAGTACCATCACCTAAATCAATCCTGGTTGGGTCTCTATTCTCCCACAAATGATGATCAGAGACAGCTAAGTTAATACCATCTAGTATAGTTAAATAAGCTATCGCTGTGGCTATTACATATCTACGAGCTAGGTCTCCCTGAGTCTTAGGATTAACAACACCAGCAACTCCTTTACGAAGTTCCCAGTTCTGGGGTTTAGCTAACTCTTTTGGAAGAGCTGTAGTAAAAGCACGTAAGGTAGAGACAGTCCAGTCAGGAGCAAACATAATTACCTGAGCCCACTCGCGGCCAGCTATACCCGCCATCTTTAAAGACAAAGCTCTTAAGGCTTTATTATGAACTTGGTTAGCTACCTGTAACCAGTTAATACCACCAAAGGTATTATTAACATAAGAAGAAACCTCCTTTGCTACCTGAGCATCTGGTAACTCGGGATTCTTCAACTTCATCTTATTAAATAGATGAGTAGCAACATTCAATTTCTGAGCTGTGTGCATATAATCCCAAGTCCAAGTATTCATTCTTTGAAGAACAATCTTATCCAAAGGATCTGTAATATGTTGAGTTAGTTTTAGAGCTTGTCCTTCCTTAAGAAAGTGAGCTTTATCAGCAAGCTTTGTTGCAGCACTATCAAGAAAAGCACCTGTATCTGCTACAATAGTTCTAGAAACATCCTCAACCTTGATCATTAGACCACCCTCACGAATGAGTAAGTCTACTACAGGGTTAGCTCCATCGTGTTCAAAAGTTCGTAGAGCAGCTTTCATTCCTGAACCAGCTGTAAAGACTTCCTTTAGAAAAAGGCTAGGAGAAGTAAGGAAACCAGCCTCAGCCAGAGACTTCATGTGGAATAAAGAACCTACTACATTAACAGCCTTAGTCAAATGACTAATCCCACCAAGAGCTCTAATCAAAAGATTCGGATCTCTTTCTCTGAACATAAATCCCATTGAGTCTACTAAGTCTGGATGAACTCGTAGACCATCAAGAGCCTTAGAACCAACGGACTCAAATGGAACATACTTAAGTCCTTTAGAGACAGCATCGTCAGGAAGTAACCAAGGATGTCCATCAGGACCTTTGTTAGCTTTCAAGAAGTCAAGCATACTCTTCTGGATAATAGCTGTCTGCATAGCCTTACCATAGGCTTCTACAATCTTAGCTATATCTGTATGAACAACAATACCTGTACCAGCAACAACCTTCTCAAGTTCACGGAGGAACTCAAACTTACGTTCTTGAGTAAAGTCTCTTACCAGTTTGCTATCCTTGGGAGCATTAGCAATCTTGGACAGAAGATCAGTAGTCTCTTTAGGAGACAACTTATTCTTACTGAAGTCCAATACATGAGGAACATAGTTCCCTCTAAGCTCATCTAAGAGACCTGCTTGTCTAGCCTTGTTACCAAGATCTTCAAAGTAAAGCTTCAGTTCTTTATTTAATTCAATAGCTTTAGTTTGATCTCTAGGAATCTTATCAAACTTACGTTCCTTCTCCAAACTACGAGTCATTAAGTCACGTAACTTAGGATCTGGTACAACTTCTAAGATACCTTTAACTCGTATATCTACTAACCTAGACTCAGCTGTAATAGCATTAAGAGACTTCTCAATAACCTTGGAAGCTCCTTCTATAGAAGCTGGATGTTCAATAGCCTCCTTTGTAATAAAGGAATAGACATTAGCTGTCACAGCATCAGCTGGGCTCTCTTTGTTAATAGCCTTTAAAGCATCCAGAGTGGCTCTAGCTTCGATCTTTATAGCATCAGGATGCATGAGGTCAGCCTTACCTTCTGGAGTCCTAGGATAGACAGCTCTATCCCCATTCTTTACATGGGACTCTTCATGAGCTTTAAGGAACTCCTTATAGGTAGCTACATCAGGG